GTGTGCTTAATGATATAGAATTATTTCTCTTTGGAATAGGTGAAGCCGGAACGATTGAAGAAGCAAAAAAAGATTAGAGGCTGACAACTGGCTTTATTTTGAATTTTTCTTAGCAACGGAACTAGGAAAAACAGTTAGCCAGTTGCGGCAAGAATTAACAGATGCAGAATTTGTACATTTTGCTGCATATTATGAGTTAAAAGGTAAGCGCGAACGTGAAGAAATGGAGAAAGCAAAAAACCGGCGCTAGACTGCATACGTAGGAAGTCGCTGCTATGGCTGTTTCGGTTGTCGATGTTCAGGTAAACAGCCAAGGCGCTGTACGTAGCTTGCAGCAGCTTAATGTCGCTGCTAAAGGGGTAACCGCAACCATTGGATCACTTGCGGCAGCACTTGGCGCAGGTTTTGCATTACAGCAAATAATACGAACGGCATCTGAATTTGAATCAACATTAAGCGATATAGGTAAAACAGCAGGATCAAGCCAAAAAGATATTTTAAAGCTTGCGGATAGCCTTAAGCAGTTATCAATGCCGAGTAAAACAAATTTAGCGCCTTCGGTGTTAGCTAAAGGGGTACAAGATTTAGTAGCGCAAGGGTTGAAATTAGATGATGCGGTTGCGTCAATAGAAACATTAGGTAAAGTTGCTGTTGCAACAAATTCAGATTTAACCGATGTAACAAAAACAGGTTTTCAATTACAAAGTGCATTAAAAATTAAACCAACTGAATTAAAAGAAACTTTTGACGCGTTGGCATTTGCAGGTAAAGCAGGTGCATTTGAGCTAAAAGACATGGCTCAATTTATGCCAACAATTGCATCAGCAGCAGCATCTTTAGGCATTCAAGGTAAAGATGGTGCGGTAGCACTTGCGTCAATGATGCAGATGGTGCGTAAAGATGCACCAGGCGCTGCTGAGGCATCAACACGCCTAACAGATGCTTTGCTTAAAATGACAGCTCCAGAATCTGTCAAAAACTTTAAAAAGTTTGGCGTTGATATTGAAGCAGTCTTGAAAAATGCTGTAAAAAATGGCATCAACCCAATGGATGCAGCAATAAAAGAATTAATACGTGTCACAGGCAATGATCCGTTTAAGTTATCGCAAATATTTGGCGATAAAGAAGCTAAATTAGCTTTGATGTCATTGATGAAATATAAAGAAGAATATGAAAAACTAAAAGCATTAGCGGGCGGCACTGCGGCAGCAGGAACTATCCAGAGCGATTTTGAAAAATCTTTAAATACTTTTAACCAGCAATTGCAAACTTTAACAAATGCCGGTGAAATATTAGCGTTAAACTTAGGCAACACATTGTTACCTGTATTTACGGCATTAATAAAAGAAATTGTACCGCTTGCGACTGGAATTAGTAACTTACTACAAGGCATGGGACAAATACCAAAGCCAGTAATTGATGCTGCAATCCAAGTTGGCAAGTTAATATTACAAGTAACTTTGGTTAGCAAAGCAATAGGAATTGCAACGGGAGCAGCAGCATTGCTAAGAGGTGCATTTGTTTTATTAAATACGCAGGTATTATTATCAGCATCGGCTGCTATGACAGGCAATGCAAAAATGCTACTTCTTGCTGGTGGAATGAATACTGCGGCATCAAGAGCAGCAATTTTAAGAGGTGTATTAACAGGACTGCTTAACATTGGCCTAATAACAATTGCCATAAATATGGTTATTTATGGATTAACTGAATTTATGCAAATGCGTGCTGAATTAGATCGATTGCGAGGTATAAAGCAAAAAGGCGGCCAAGCAGCAGCTTTTGGTGGTACAGCAACACCACAGCAAAAAAGCGCAAAAAGAGCAGTTTTAACTCAAATTGAACAAGAACAAAAGAAAAATAAGCCACTTGAAGCTGTCGCTGCACTAAGTGGGCGAGGAAAATTGTTTACTGGAACACGCAACGATATATTAGAAGCACGTAAAGCAGAGGCCTTGGCAGTTTTAGCTTTACCGGATAGAAAAGCTAAACCAGCTAAGCAAGAGCTACCGACAACTACAGGTGGTGGTGGTGTCACGCCAGAAGGTGGCGGTGGTGGTAAGGGCGATGACGCTGCTAAGAAACTAGAAGCAGAAGCCAAAAAACAAGCTGAAGAAGCCGCAAGGTTAAAAGCTTCGTTAGGGGTATTAGGAATTGAATTAAGTTTAAAGAGGCAGATTTATGATATTGAAAATAAAAGCTTTATGGCTAGTTTAGCAAATGATAAAGAAACTCAAATAAGGCTCGATGGCGAAAAAGCACTGCTTAGGATTAATGCTGATATACAAAAAATTGAATTTGAAAAGCTTACGCCACAAGAAAGATCAGCAAAATTAACTGAGTTAGCTTACGACAAAACTATTGCAATAAGAGATACTCAGCAACAACTGTATAAGCTAGATTTAGATAGAGATAAACAGGCGGAAGCAGCATTAGAAACTTTATTTCAAGAAGGACAGTTGCTTCAAGCTAAACTACAAGGCAAAGAGCAGGAATATCAAAAAGAATTATTGATTAATCAAATATTAAAAGATAACCCAACTTTAATACGTTCGCAAGTTGAAGCTCAAATATCTCAAAATGACGTATTGAAAGCACAAATTAAATCTGCCGAAGAATTGAAGGGTCTTTATAGCGATATTGGTATGACGATAAAATCTGGTGTTATTGATGCAATACAAGGCGCAATTGATGGGACTAAAAGTTTGCAAGATGTAGCAACTGGTTTGTTGAATAAGATTGCCAATAAATTGCTAGATCTGGCTGTAAATATGGCTTTATTTGGTGTTGGTAGCGGTACCGGCTCTGGCGGCGGGTTGCTTGGTGGGTTCTTTAAACCTAGCCCTACACCTAAAGCCAAAGGCGGTAGCGTTAGCGGCGGCACGCCTTACCTTGTAGGTGAACGTGGCCCTGAGTTGTTTATGCCAGGGCGTAGTGGCGGTATAGCACCAGCAGGTTCATTTGGCGGCGGCACTAATGTAGTAGTTAATGTAGATGCAACCGGTAGCAACGTGCAAGGCGATGATCAAAGCAGTAAGCAGCTTGGTGTTATGCTGGCAGCAGCCGTACAAAAGGAATTGATTAAACAAAAACGTCCTGGAGGTATTCTTGCATAATGGCTACTTTTCCTAATATCACGCCAAGTTACGGCGCACAAAAAAACAGCAGCCCAAAACTTAGAACAGTAGTTTTTGGCGATGGCTACGAAAACCGATTTACATTTGGCTTAAATCAAAATCCAAAACAATGGTCATTGTCTTGGGATAACATTACAGAAGCTAATGCTGATACGATTGAAACATTTTTAGATGCACGTGCTGCTGATGGTGCTAGTTTTGATTGGACTGGGCCAGGTGAACCAAGTGCTTATAAATTTGTTTGTGCTGAATGGAATAAAACTATACCCTATACTGGGCGGGCTAATATTCAAGCAACATTCAGGCAAGTATTTGAACCATGACCGTACCAGTATCAGCACTGCAAAGCTTGACGCCCGGCGCGATTATTGAATTATATGAATTGCACCTTGATGCAACATTACATGGCGCCAGTACAGTTTACAGATTTCACGCAGGCACAAATAATAATAATAATGGCAATGTAGTATGGAACTCAAACTCATATACTAGGTTTCCTGTTGAAGCAACAGGGTTTGAATTTAATGGTGGCGGCCAGTTACCAAGGCCAAGGCTACAGGTATCAAATGCACTTAGCTATGTTACTGCAATTCTTTTAATCGTAAATGATTTCAATACAGGTAATGATTTAATTGGCGCAAAATTTATTCGTATTCGCACACTAGCGCGTTATATTGATGCAGTAAATTTTACGGGTAATGTAAACCCATATGGCACACCAGACCCTACAGCAGAATTTCCTAGAGAAATTTATTTTTTAGATCGTAAAGTAACAGAAAACTTAAATTTAGTTGAATGGGAATTAGCCGCTGCTTTTGATCTTGCTGGCATCAAAGCACCAAAACGCCAATGCCTTTCTACTATTTGCCAATGGAAATACAAGTCAACTGAATGCTCATATGCAGGCAGTAATTTCTTTGATGTAAATGATGAAATTGTGCAAAACACTAATTTTGATGTATGTGGAAAAAGATTAAATAGTTGCGCTATTAGATTTGGCAAGGATAATGAGCTGCCATTTGGATCATTTCCAGGTATTGGAGTTACTGCCGGATGAGTTGGCGTGATGCAGCATTAAACCATGCTAATGCCGTAGCACCAAATGAATCATGCGGTTTACTGGTAAATTGCGATGGCGTTGAAGTATATTGGAAATGCCGTAATATTGCAGATGAATCGGATTGTTTTGCGATACATCCAGCAGACTGGGCGGAAGCGGAAGATACTGGAGTTATCATTGCGGTGATTCACAGCCACGCCAACAATTTACCAGAACCTAGCGACATGGATATTGAATCATGTAAGCGTAGTAAATTGCCGTGGTATATAATAAGCACAGATAAAGGCGAATGGCGATCATGCTTCCCTTGATTGGCCGCAACTGGCAATGGGTTGAATCAGACTGCTGGACGTTAGTGCGCGATTATTACAAATCTAAAGGTTTAATATTGCCAGATTGGGATAGACCGTCGGAAGAAGATTTTGTAAATAATCCTATATTTGATCAATGTTGGCAATTAGCAGGGTTCCATGAGTTGCAAGATGATGAGCCATTGCAAGACGGTGATGCGTTGCTGTTTAGTATTTATGATGATAAACCAAATCATGTAGGAATCTTTTTAGCTGACGGCAGCATTTTGCATCATTTCAAAAATCAATTAAGTTGTTGCGACAGCTATGGCAGGTGGTTACAGCAATCTACATCGCGTAGACTAAGGCATGATGCTTACAAGCCATGATGCGTAAAATCCGGCTATATGGGGAGTTAGCTAAATTCATAGGGCAGCGTGAATTTACTGCGGTTGCATCTAATGCTGCTGAAGCCGTTAGATTCCTATTAGCTAATTTCCCTGGTTTAGATCAGCATATGATGGGTTACGACTATCGAGTGTTAATTGGCACCTATGCAATCAATAAAGATGAATTACAGCATCCAGCAGGGCAGCAAACAATTAGGATCATCCCGGTAGTAGCAGGCGCAGGAGGTAAAAGAGGAGGATTTTTACAGATCCTTGCTGGTGTTGCTTTAATTGCTGGCGCTATATTCCTTGGCCCTGCTGTTGGCGGCTTTTTAGGTATCGGCGGCGGTTCTGGTTTTTTTGGTGCTGGCGTTGCATCTGCTGTTGGTGGCCTTGGCGCTAGTTTGGCATTAGGCGGCGTTGCGCAATTATTAGCACCAGTGCCAAAAATAGCACCACCTAGTCAACCTAGTTATTACACACCAACATCAACAAAAGAAACACAATTAGACCCACAAAAATCATATTCTTTTAGCGGTATACAAAACACATCAAAGGTAGGATCAGCAGTGCCAATAGTATACGGTGAGACTATAGTAGGATCAGTTGTAATTTCTGCTAACTTTAACACATTGGAGGTAGTCTAATGCCTATTTCTGCTGAAGAGGTTTATTATGCTTATACATTAAAACCAAAAGATCAAGCTACATACCTTAATCTTATCCAGCAAAGAGAAGCTATCCCAAGGGTACCGATCAGAACGGATGACACTTTATCTAGCACACAATACGCTACATTTATTGATTTGCTTAGTGAAGGCGAAATTGAAGGTTTCCCATCAGCGGCAGGATTGACTAAAGGCACTGTTGACTATAACAACGCAGCATTAAAAGATATTTACCTTAATAACATTGCAATATTAAGCGCAAATGCTAATATCGCATCACTGCAAGACACGGATTTTAACTTCAAAAATGTTAAAGTAGATTTCCGTTACGGCACACAATCGCAAAGTTATTTCCCTGGGTATGGCGAAATATCAACACCAGTACAAGTAAATCAAAAGGTTGAATTTGGCTCTCCTATTACGCAAACAATTCAATCACCTGCTGATGGTGTAATCATTACGATTACAGTGCCAAGGCTTGAAGAATTTACAACCCAGGGCGATATTTTAGGCTCTAGTTTTGGTTTTAAGATCCAAATTCAATATCCAAGTCAAAGCTATGTTGATGTTGTTGTTGATAGTATTTCAGGCAGGACAGCAGACCCATACCAACGGGATTATCGAATTGATTTTGATGCAAGTTTAGGATTTCCCATTAACATAAGAGTAAGTAGAACAACGCCAGATAGCACCAATATATCAACTGTCATAAATGAGTTTTATTTTGCTTTCTTGCAAAAAATAACCTATCAAAAACTCAAATACCCTAACAGTGCTTTAGCGACAATTAGATTTGATGCGGAAAACTTTAGTTCATTACCATCGCGATCATACAGAATCCGCGGCATAAAAGTAAAAATCCCTGCTGGTGTAACCGTTGATCAAACTAATGGGCGCATAATTTATCCTACGCCTTATGTATTTAATGGTACTTTTGAGGCTAATAAAGCATGGACATCTGACCCTGCTTGGGTATTGTATGATTTGCTTACAAATACTAGGTACGGGCTTGGCGCTCATATAACTGCAAGCCAATTAGATTCGTATTCATTTTATACAGCTTCAAAATACGCATCAGCATTAGTTGATGATGGATTAGGCGGCCAAGAGCCAAGATTTAGCTGTAATGCCTTAATTCAAAACCAAGATAGCGCTTATCAACTAATTAGTGATCTTTGTAGCGTAATGCGTGTAATGCCATATTGGTCTACTGGTTCGCTTGTAATAAGTCAAGATGCGCCAGTAGATGCAAGCTACTTATTTACATTGGCTAATGTGACAGAAGAAGGCTTTAACTATACCGGCAGCAGTTTGGTTAATAGGCATACCGCAGCCATTGTAAGTTATCTAGATCTTACAACTCAAAGCATAAATTATGAAGTAGTAGAAGATACTGCGGGCATTAATAAATATGGATGGGAACCTGCTCAAATTCAAGCTTTTGCCTGCACCAGTCGCGGCCAAGCTGCTCGCATGGGTAGATGGCTTATTTTCACTGAAACAAATGAAACTGATGTGGTTTCATTTACAACAAGTGTTGCTGAAGGCGTTATTGTAAGACCTGGCCAAATAATTAAAATTGCTGATCCATTAAAAGCAATTTACAGACGAGCAGGTAGGATTAAAGTTGCAACAACTTCAACCGTTACTGTAGATGATGAAGATGATACAGATCTTACAAGCGCCAATAGCGCAACTTTATCGGTTGTAATGCCTGATGGCAGCATAGAAACCAAGCCTGTGTTATCTATATCCGGTAAAGTCATAACACTAGGAGGCAGCCTAAGCACGGCGCCAAATATCAATAGCATTTGGATGTTGCAAAATACAGACATAGAAGCAACTACATGGCGGGTATTGTCAGTAACTGAAGTCGATGCCGTTTCTTATACCGTTACTGCATTAATGCACAATCCAGGTAAATATGCAAATGTAGAGTCCGGGACGCCATTAACAAGATCGAATACATCAGCGATTTCATTTACACCACCTGCACCAGTAGGGTTGCAAGCAAGCGAAGTTATATTTGAATCATCAAATAAAGCGTCTGTTAAAATAGTACTTAACTGGATAGCAGTAACTGGCGTAAACGAATATCTAGTGCAATACAGAGTAAATAATGGCAATTGGAATACAGCAGAAGCGTTTGGGCCAAATTATGAAATATTCGATTCTTCTGAAGGGTTATATGAAATTAAACTGTTTAGCTTAAATCCATTAAAAGTACCATCAGAGCCATCAATTCTTAGCTTTACCGCTATTGGTAAAACAGCACCGCCTGGAGATGTGCAAAATCTAACTTTAGAGCCAATTAGTTTTAATACAGCAAGATTACGTTGGGATCAATCAGTTGACGTTGATGTCAGGGTTGGAGGTAGAATTTATATTAGACATAGTAGTGATGCTAGTGGTAATGCGTCATGGTTTGAAAGCGTTGATTTAATTGAATCAAAATCTGGATCATCAACCGAAGCAATTATCCCGCTAATAGAAGGCGAAATATTTGCAAAATTTGTTGATGACGGCGGACGCAAAAGCGTAAATGAAACAAGTGTATTAGTTGACCTGCCAGATAATATGAGCAATTTAATAATAAAGCAGCAGCGCGAAGACCTAGAAACACCACCGTTTCAAGGTACGTTTACAAATACTTTTTATAGTAACGAATACAATGCAGTGGTGCTAGATGGCGTCAATCTGTTTGATGCGCAAGCTAGTGTTGATTTGATGCCTACGTTTGATATTATAAACGGCACCGTTCAAAGTTCTGGCATTTACCAATTGCCAACCATTTTAGATTTAGGCGCTACTTATGCAATTAATTTAAGGCGCCACTTAAAAACTAGAGGATATTATCCGCTTGATTCTATAGACACTAGAACTACGCTTGTCGATTTATGGTCAGATTGGGATGCGTTAAATGCAGACAAATCAAATGCTCAAATTCTAGTTAGATCAACTAATGATAACCCTAATGTATCGCCAACATGGACAAGTTATAAAGTATTAAATTCTGGCATCTTAAAAGGACGTGCATTTCAATTTCAACTTAAGTTATCAACTGAATCAACAGATCAAAGCATTCAAGTTTTAGAAGCTGGATATGATGCTGTATTTGTAGCTACCACGCAACAAAGCAATGGGACTATTACCAGTGGTGCTGCTGCTTATACCGTTACATTTGACAATAGATTCTGGACTGGTACGCCGCTGTTTGCAGGTGAGTATTACCTGCCGAGTATTGGGATTACAGCTCAAAATATGGCTAGCGGTGATTTCTTCACGGTTAGCAGTGTTAGCGGCACTGGGTTTACGGTAACCTTCCGCAATTCATCTAATACAATTGTAAGCCGTAATTTTAACTGGAGCGCTAATGGCTATGGTAAGCTAGGCTAGAATTAAACCACAAACCACTAAACGACATGCCTACACACGATTATATCATTGCCAATGGCACCGGCGCAGCAGTCAGAGCAGACATAAACCTAGCATTAAGCGCAATCGTATCGCTCAACAGCAGCGCAAGCGAACCGGGGACAATGTACGCCTATCAATTATGGGCAGACACGGCAGCGGGTTTATTAAAAATACGCAATGGGGCTAATAGTGCATGGGTTACATTAAGGCAGTTAGACGGTGATTTTAGTATTGTTGCAGTAGAAGATGGCTTACAAGCAACACCGAGCTTAACCTTTACAAATGACCTTAATACTGGCGTATTTCGATCTGGTGCTGACGCCTTAGCAATTGTAACTGGCGGTCAATATGCAATTACTTGTACATCTACGCAAGCTGTTGGGATAAGAACTCCAAACCCAAGCACAGCGTTGCATGTAGCAGGTAATGCAAGAGTAGGTGCGGATGACGTAACAGATGCAGTTTTAGAAATTGGTGTAGGTGCAAGTGGCAACCGCACCTCATATATTGATATAGTTGCCGACACGACCTATACAGATTATGGCCTACGGATTATTCGTAATAATACAGGCGCTAATGCTACATCAGAGCTAAAACATCGCGGTACTGGTGCATTAAATATCACAACGCAAGAAGCAGCCCCGATTGAGTTTTATACAACGAACTCGCCGAGGCTGACTATTCTTGCCGGAGGGAACGTAGGCATAGGGACTAGTTTGCCTGACGCAGCACTTCACGTTGTTGGCAGCGCAATATTAACTGGTGCTGTTTCTGTAGGTACAACCGCTTCTGCAACAAGCCTACAGTTTCCTGCCGTTACTGGCTGGGGACCAAGAATTCAGCAAGGTGGCGCAAGTATTAATGATTTTGGAATCTTCACGAATAATACAGAGCATTTAACTGTTAAAAACTCAGGCAACGTAGGGATTGGCACTACGAACCCTGGCAGTTACAGTACGTATGGTAACAAGCTTGTTGTTTACGGAACAGGAACTAATGGCCCTGGCATAACTATTGCTACGGGCGCCGCAGACACAGGTTCGCTTTATTTTGCAGATGGTACAACAGGGAATGAAGTTGCACGAGGAGCTGTTTCGTACTCTCACGGGGATGACGCATTACTATTTCAGACCAGTGCCACCGAAAAAGTCCGCATCGACTCCAGCGGGAGACTGTTAGTTGGTACGTCTTCTGCAGTTGCGGGTACAGCACAAACAGCCTCAATAGTCGGGTCTACATTGACGCAATCAACAGGACTTCAGTCTGTTGGCAGTGGCGGAACACTTGATTTAGCTTTACTTGGGAATGAAATAAACGGGCATTTGTATGTGAGTTACGCTTTGGCTGCTAATACATATATTAGAACATCAAAAATATTTTTTATTGAAACACGTTTGAACGATAACACGGTTATTACTGAATTAAACACCAATAGTGGCAGCGGCGGCGGAAGAAGTTTTACAATTACCAACCCATCTGCAACTACATTTAGATTAACAGACACTTCAAGCTCAGCATGTACTGCATCAATGTCTTTTGTTGGCAACATGGGGGCTTAATTTGCCTAGTCCCCTTCAATACTGTGCCTAGCTGAACCATTTTGTTGACTTGCCCAAAATGGTCTGGCGCCGTGTAATGTGGTAGGGCAGCGAGTGCAACCTCCTGCCCACGGCCACAATCCCCTAGAGATCATGACCCAACAAGACTACCTGGTTCCTGGCGACACAACGCTGAGTTGTGAAGCGCCGATGCCTTCCATCACTTTCCACGCGGGCGAATCCCTTAGAGAAATCGCCAGGTTCACCGAAGAAGGTTTCTACTACAAGGGTGAGTTTATTGATGATGCTGGTGAAGTGCATCGTCTGCTTAAGGAAGTGCTGGGTCAAATGAAGACCGAACAAAACTAGTAACCGCCATGACTCCTCTCTCCCCCGCCGCGCAAGCGGTGCTGGATTCAGCCAACAGCCGCAACTCCTACGGTCCAGATGACTGTCTTAATGAGTCGCGCTGGATTGCCGCAGCCGCTCTGCGTGCTGCTGTTGATCAGGTGGTGCCGCAACGTCGGAAACCCATGTATGCAGATAGCAGTGAGGAGTCAGCCTGGAGCGCCCAGCAAGACACCCGCGAAGAACTCCTTTCCATTGCCGCCGAGCTAGAAAACCAGTAGTCACTTGCACTAGTCGTTAACGGATTGGCACTTGGTGATCCACAAGACTGCTAGGTGCTAATCCGTGAGCCGCAAGCTCCCCTCGATGTGCTGTACTATTTAGGTGGCCCCGCGCAGCGCAAAC